CCACAAACAGGTACTGCTGCATTGTCAGCTGCTACTCTTACTGACTTTAAAAACACCAAGAGTTTTGATGCAACTGTTTGGGTTGACTATATTTTCCTTGATACTGATGAACGTCGTAGATTCGCACAACTTTCTCACGAGTATCTCATTGAACAACTTCAATTCACAGGTTCTGAAACTATTACAGCAAATGCAGGAAACAGATACAGACTTAACTTTAATCATCCTTGCAAGGAACTTGTATGGGTTGCCAAGAAAACCGCCAACACAGCTCATCAATGGTATAACTATACTGCTGATTCTGCATTGGATACTGATGCATCTGGTCTTGTAGGAGCAAGCACTTCAAATCTTATTGCAGGAATTTATCCTACAGGTGCCAACCCATTGACCAGATGCTTGTTGCAGCTTAATGGAAATGACCGTTTTGCAGAACGCGATGGTAGCTATTTCAACTATGTGCAACCATATCAACATCATACTAATATCCCAGATAACAGAGGTATTAATGTTTATTCATTTGCCTTGAAACCAGAAGAACATCAGCCATCTGGAACTCTTAATATGTCTCGTATAGATACTGCTGTCCTTTCTATGACATCTCAGGTTGAAGGTACTGTAAATGTCTTTGCTGTCAATTACAATGTCCTTCGTATTATGTCAGGTATGGGAGGTCTTGCTTACAGCAACTAAAAATAATATAACTCATTTTTTTTCTCCTATTATAGTATAAAGAATATAACATAAATGGGTGGTGGTCTTCTTCAGCTTGTTGCTTATGGTGCTCAAGACATGTATTTAACTGGTAATCCACAGATTACTTTCTTCAAGGCAGTATATCGTCGTCATACTAACTTTGCTATTGAAGCTATTCAACAGACTTTTAACGGCACTCCTGGATATGGACAAAGAGTAACTTGCACTGTTGCACGTAATGGTGATTTGATTCATAGAGTTTATCTTGCTGTTGATTTATCTACTGCTGGCAATGATAGCCTATGTAAGTTCTTTGGTCTCAGATTAATCAATTTTGTTGAAGTTGAGATTGGAGGACAGAAGATTGACAAACATTACTCACATTGGATGTATATCTGGAACGAGCTTTCCTTACCTAAATCAAAGAAGAACGGGTATTATGATATGGTTGGTGCTGTTGGTGGAGTTGCTGGAACTGGTGTACAAAAAATGTTATATGTACCTCTTGAATTCTGGTTCTGCCGCAATGTTGGACTTGCTCTTCCTTTGATTTCATTGCAATACCATGAGGTCAAGATTAATCTTTCCTTTGAGACTGCTGACAAATGCAAAGGAACTGCAACTGCTCTTGCCAACGGTTTTGGAGCTTCCCTATGGGTTGATTATATCTTCCTTGATACTGATGAACGGCGTAGATTTGCCCAACTTTCACATGAATACTTGATTGAACAACTTCAATTCACTGGAACTGAATCAGTTCAAAGTGCTACAAACAATAAACCTAAGCTTAATTTCAACCATCCTTGCAAAGAGTTGGTCTGGTTTGTAAACAAGACATATTCTAATGTACAAGAAGATACTAACAATAACTGGATGAATTACACATGTCCATTAACTTCTGCTGGCACTGATAACAAGATACTTTCTTCTGATAATACTCACAAGATGATTGCAAAAAAATTAGCTGCATCTTCTAAGAGTGCATCAAAGAACCTTGTTGCCAATGCTAAGCTTGTTCTCAATGGCAATGACCGTTTTGCAGAGCGCAATGGTTCATACTTCAACCTTGTACAACCTTTCCAGCATCACGAAAATGTACCTGCAAACGCTGGTATCAATGTTTATTCATTTGCCTTGAAACCAGAAGAACATCAGCCATCTGGAACACTCAATATGTCTCGTATTGATACTGCTGTTCTTAACCTTACCATGAATGCTAATGGAGATTTTAGTGCCACATCCGGACATTCATTAAGTGTCTATGCAGTTAACTACAATGTCCTTCGTATTATGTCAGGTATGGGTGGTATTGCTTACAGCAACTAAAAATAATATAACTCATTTTTTTTCTCCTATTATAGTATAAAGAATATAACATAAATGGGTGGTGGTCTTCTTCAGCTTGTTGCTTATGGTGCTCAAGACATGTATTTAACTGGTAATCCACAGATTACTTTCTTCAAGGTGGTCTATCGTCGCCATACTAACTTTGCTATGGAAGCCATTGAACAATCATTCAATGGAAATAACAACTTCGGTTCTTCTGTCAGTGTTCTTATTACACGTAATGGTGATTTGATTAACAGAATATACTACAGTGCCAAGATTAAAAATGACAATGCTGTTTCAACTACTCCTACAACAGCTACAAATGGTGTTGCTCTTGTTCCATATTTTGGACAAAGATTGCTTAAGACCATTGAGCTTGAGATTGGTGGTCAAAGAATTGATAAACACTATTCTGAATGGCTTTATATCTGGAATGAATTGTCCTTATCTCCTGGAAAGAAGGACGGGTACAGATTAATGGTTGGAGGTGATGCTAAGAATCGATCCATTTTCTTGGGTCCTGGTGACAGTTATGAAATATATGTTCCTCTTGAATTCTGGTTCTGTCGTAATGTAGGACTGGCACTCCCATTAATTGCACTTCAATATCATGAGGTGAAGATTAACATTACTTATGCATCAGCTTCTGAAATGGTTGACACTGCTGCAACCAATTACTGTGATGCCATAGATGATGATGAATTATTCGCAGATAATAAAAGTACAAAATTATTAAGTAAGAATAATAATAACTTAGCTGGTGTTTCTACCAAGTTGCAACTTAATGATGTTGCTATGTGGGTAGATTATATCTTCCTTGACACTGATGAGCGCCGCAGATTTGCTCAGCTCTCACATGAATATCTCATTGAACAATTACAGTTCCCTGGTTCTGATACCATTACGAAGTCAGATAACGCAAATAGTACTAAGGGGGTACGTATGGTTTTCAATCATCCTTGTAAAGAACTTGTTTGGACTATACGCAGCACAGACTCTGGAACATACTGGAATAACTTCTCCGACAACAGTGCCAATGTCTATCCTATCTGTGAAAACCCTGTTCTAAAAGCAAGGATACAGCTTAATGGCAACGACCGTATAGCAGAACGTAATGGTAAATATTTCTCTGTTGTACAACCATATCAACACCACGAATGCACTCCTTCAATATATAACACTGGTATCAATGTTTATTCATTTGCTCTCAAACCAGAAGAGCATCAACCATCTGGAACACTCAATATGTCTCGTATTGACACTTCTGTTCTTTCAGTATCTTCATCTATTGCAGGAACTATTTCAGTTTATGCAGTAAACTACAATGTCCTCCGTATTCTTTCAGGTATGGGTGGTCTTGCTTACAGCAATTAAATATTTGCATTATTTTTATACTATTTTTTTGTAAACAAAATATGATACACTCTCGCGCAAGCCCCATGGTAATTCTTTCCATTGCTTTTCACCATTCATAAAATCCTTTAGAAAACATTTTTGCTCACCAGATAGTTCTGGTATATCGCTACCAATTATTGAAAACAGCTCTTGTAAAACATGTTCAGAATCTGAATTACGCCATTTGAATGTTCCCATAATTTGGTACAATCCTATCAGATATGGCTCAAACACATGTTCAAGTTTATTTGCATATACATATTGAATACTTGAAATAACATACAAAAAACTGTCTACAGACAATGCATTTGTAGGACTCATGATATTGTCATTTTCGGTTATATGCATTATACATTCAATGGGAAATCCCGTATTCCAACCACATCCGCATGCCAATAAAACTGTATTATAGTCTTTATACGACATAAGACACATATGTTGGTACAAACCATGATGAATTTCATTTTCATCAAGAAGATTGCAAAACTCTATTATAATATTCTTAGCATTTGTTTGCATATTATTTACATCTCCTAATACAAAAAGTTCTTTTGTATACACTATATCATCCATTATTTTGCTGGATTCATAAAGAGGATCATAACAAGTTATTTTGCATTTATCTTTATTAAATAAACTTAATAAAATGCACATATCTTCGTGATTTGCTTGCATGTCATTTCCATAAGCACCTATCACAATAATATTATAATTCATAAAAATAGGAATTAGTATATTTTTATATATATCTGTGTACACTATATGAATAATTTGATTCTGAAAGAAATATATAGAGCTATATTATTTTCCAAATTATCCTGTAATAATCCATCTGATATCAATAATCTTGATGATAGTTTTGCAAGTATACAAAAAATTATAGTAAACAACAATATGCATTTTATTGAAAATAATGATTTGAAATGTTATATGTTCAAATACAACAATACAATTTTTATAACAATACATTTGGTCACACAATATGAAAAAGAGTTGATAAAATTTAAAGATAATATTTACATTAATCATGGCATTTTTACACAATATCAAGAATTAAAAGACAAACTGTTTCAAAATATCATGGATTATGACAAAACAAAAAATATAAAAAAAATTTATGTATGTGGATACAAACTCGGAGGGTCTCTGGCTACAGTTGTTGCAGCAATTTTGGCTGAAAAATTCAAGCACATGTATTTAGTATCATGTTTTTCATTTGGAGCACTTAAAGTAGGGAACAAGCATTTTAGAGACTACTTCAACAAAAATATAACATGCAATTATAGAATTTTGATTGCAGAGGACACTCACTGGTCAAATAATTGGAAACGTTACACACATGTTTCGAATCACTTGCAATTGGAAAACGACAATATAACAGAGATTGATGAATGTTCTGAGACAAATTGCAAAAAAATTATTAAGTTGTTTTTTGGAAACACTGAAATGCCAAATAGTAATATAACAATACAAACATATTTGGACAAATTAAATAGTATTATATCTGCTTATAACGTTAATACTAATAATATAAGAAATGTGTTGCCATCATTGTGTATTGCTAAAAAAGACGAGAATGAGTCTACGACTTCATCGTTATCTAATAAATCATTATACCCTCCATCTGGACCAAGTACATCAAGTAAAGGTAATTCACCCATATCTGAAGATTTATCCCAATTAATCATAAAAAAAATAGAGCATGTTGACGAAATGTTGATGAAAATATTGAATAAGCAAAGAAATCAGTGTAATCAAAATATGCAACTAAATGATATTGTATTGAAGTTGTAATGCTAATAATAGAACTTTCTCTTTATAATTATTTCTTTATTATGTTTTGCATAGTGAGATTTTATGTTTTCTAATACTTCTTGAATAAGTTGGTTATAATGTTTATAATCATTGTGATATGTATATTTTATTTTAATGGATGATTCTTGATTTTCTATATACTCTAAAGCCTGGGTTATATCAATATAAGATGATGATAAGGATGACGGTGTTTGAATATCAAGTTGAATACATTCATTTTTAAACATATATATGACCCAGTCATTATCATTTGTGTTATAAATTTTAATAACATATTTATTATTTTTATAGAGTTTTTCAAATAAGTCTTGGATGTTCATACATTACTTATTCTTGATTTTCTTATAACAAAATATATCAGGGTTGTTTGCACTTTTAACCAGGTTATCTGT